GCTCGCAGAGCTTCAGGGCGCGCACGTGCCTGCGGCAGAGCCCGCAGAGACTGCCGAGTACGGCGAAGTGGCACGCATGGTCAACGCGACAAAAACCAGCACGCCGCAGCTCAAAAGCGGGGTGAGCCGCCTTGTAAAGCGTGCCGGAGCCGACACGATGCTGAAAAACGCTTTGCGCGACGGCACCGAATTTGCATGGGTGCCGAACGGCGACACCTGCGCGTTCTGCATGACGCTGGCCTCCCGTGGGTGGCAGCGGGCGAGTAAGAAAGCCATAAAAAACGGGCACGCAGAGCATATCCACGCGAACTGCGACTGTACATACGCCATTCGGTTTGACCCGGAGGTGAACGTGGAGGGCTACGACCCCGACGCATACCTCAACGCCGGCAGCGACGTGAACGAGCTGAGGCGCATCCACTACGCCGAAAACCGCGAGCGCATCAATGCCCAGAAAAGGGCGGCGTATGCGGAGCAGCGTCGTCGAAAGACAGGTGAGCAGGGTCAAGAGATCATTGACAAGCCGACTTACAACAAACTGACAAAGGACTTCTTGAAGCACGGCGGTCTTATTATTCGAGGTGAAGAAGCGGTAAAGCATCTTGAAAAACAGGGGGCATATGCTTCCTACTTTATGGGTGGCAATTTTGCTTTTATTCGTGATGATGCAACCGTATCGGATGTGCTGGAAGAAATGTATCATGCTTTGCAGGATCGTAAAAATATGTTTGCGGAGTATTCTCAAGAGGAAATGTTAATTCGCAGAGAAATCGATGCGCAAAAGTACTTGATTTCCGTTGCTGAAAGATATAAAATACCGATAGAGGAAACAAATGTTACCAAGCAAAACCTTGCAAATTATGAAGAACGATTGAAAGAACGTCTTAACGGTAAGGAGGGTCAAAAAGAATGAAAAAAGAATACAAAATCATTGATGACTTTCAAGCCGGTCCTACGGACATTCGCGTACTTGTTCTTGACAGGGATTATGAATTCCTACCTGTAGCAGAAAGAGGAATTGCAATTATCGACGGCGTGGAATATCCGTTTCAGTTGAATTCCATTCCATGTTGGGCGACGATCAGAAGCCATGACAGTTTTACAGGAAAAACCGTAGAGTTTTGCTGAACGTAAAAATTAAACACAGTTGATAAAGCAGCTTAGCGCTTATGCGCCGGGCTGCTTTTGCTTTGCAAAAATATTTTTTGAAAACCTATCAACTTTTGTCCGACTGTCCAACAATAGTATATATTTATGTCAGACAAAAGTGAGGTGATAACATGAGCCCAAGGACAGGGCGACCAACAGATAATCCTAAGCCGTACAAGATTACGGTTCGTATTGATGAAAAAGGAAAGCAAATCCTTGATAAGTTTTGCGAACAAAAGAACGTAAATCAAAACGAAGCTATTTGGCGAGGGATTTTACGCTTGGAAGAAGAAATTAAAAAATAAAAAAACAGAACACCGAAACATGGCTGACAACCAATACGTTTCGATGTTCTGCACACGACAGAGCAAACTCTATCTGAAATCTATTCTACATCAGATAGGGACTTCTTGATGGAGGTTTTTATTTATGATCGCACATGAATTCTTTGAGCTGGACGACATC